CCATAAGAAAACCTAGCGCGATTAGGAGAGGATAGAACACGCTGAAGCCAACCGAAAAGAAAAGTATCAAAGCTGAAACAATAGACATTCCAGCGCCTCTAAAACACATTCCTAGATAGTTGTAATCCTTACACCAATCTAAACTTCTTGGTTGTCCAGTGGGAGAATCAACAACATTGATTTGTCCTTTTATCACTTTCCTTTGCTCTTCGGTAGCATTTGCAGGAATCCACTTTTTACCAAAGAATGCAAGCAAAAGAAGCTCAACCCAAAAGGCATCAAAATTATGCGCCCAGCCATCTCTCGCGTTAATAAACATCCAAGAACCCCAACCAGCCACAAAGAAGAAGTAAAATATAATCAGATAAGCAATCGGCCAAACATACCAAGAAACATTATGAGGCAAAAGCAAAGCCATTGTTGGAACAAAGCAAACTACTATTCTTCTGACTTGGTGAGGGGTTTTTGTTTCAATATTCCATCCGCCTCTCCAGCGATTGCCGAAAGCTCCAGCGAGGGTTAGGGTTGTGAGAATAGCTAAATAGAGCATTTGTTGGCTGATTTTATGATTAACTTGAAACGCTTAGGAGCTATTTTTTCAAAGTCTTTTACAGCTCTTGCGGAATCTCGCAAATAAAGAGGGTAAACAATGCCGTCAGTGTGCTTGACCATTCTGTTTATGTGATAACCAAGGGCTGTGCAGCCTAAAAGTTCTGATATAGCATTTGCCGCATGAATCCTAATAGCATCGCGCCCAGAAACATTCATAATCTCGAAAGTCTTGCGCTTTAGCCTTGGGCTATATGTAAACTCAACTATGTATTCACCCTCTGGAATGCAGCACGATTCATTGATTTTGAGAGTGCCTTTATTATCGCGCTGGTTTTGTAGTCCGTTATATTCCTTTGGTCTCTCCAAAGTCCGGCAAAAATATTTTCCATCAGGGGAAAAAAGCTTGCCATGAGTTCCGGCATCACCTTCATATTCACGCTCAATTGTGCAAGTCCATAAATCTTTACTCATTTAAACTGCTCTCCATTGACTAAAACATTTCTTCCGAATTTATCCAAGGTTTCCTTATAAGAACGATTCTGGCTAATTTTCTCAATATTATCTTTATCTTTTGGAGTCAAGAAAATGTGAGTATATTTTGCCGAGCATAAATCTTTATTTACAATCGGGGCAATATCTTTTGAACAGCTCACCCCAAACAGCATCAATAGGCATAGCATTGACTTTTTGGCGAGATTGAGTTGATTCGGCGATTGTTTTAATTCCTTCATTTTGGCTTACAATTACTGTTTTTTGGCATTCAACTTCTTTGCCTTTTGCGCCGTAGTCTTTGCCAATAAAAAAAGTTCCCGCAATCAAGGCTAAAGCGATTATAATTACCGCAAAGTATTTAATCATCTTTAATAAAAAATTTCAACTCTTCCCTCGATATTTCATTATCATTAATGGCGCTTTTTAGTTGTTTTAATTCGCCTTCTATAGAGTGTTTTTCACCTTTGTAGAGATTAATATCTTTGCGTAATTCGTCAATTTTTGAATCAAATTCTTTTTTTAAATCTTCAAAAATTGGGTTGAGCCATTCCTTTGCTTTTTTTTCAATTTCTACAGAAAGCGCTTTAAAAAAAATCAAGGCACACCAAGCAAAGGGTTTTGCTAAAAATCCCGTTATATGTTTGCAAAATTTAATAAACAAAACAACTAGACCTCCGTAAATAAAAAGCATTCCATCGTCAATGCTTGCCGATATTTTTTCAAGCATTACCTTACCTCGCTTATAATTTCTTTAGCAACGCTAAAAATATCTCCAAAACACTTTCCGCTTTTAGCTTGCGAATAAAGCGACAAGCCAAAAGACAAAGAAAGAATGATCACTGCCGCAGCAATGCTGATTTGGATGATTTTGCTTTTTAGAAGAAAGTCTAAAATTAATTTAAGTGCGTTAAGCATTGTTATAATTGTTGCGTGCAGTTAAGCGTTAAAGTATGACCAGCAACTAGCGCAGTTCCTGCGTAAACAACCGTAATTTCACTTGTTGCTGTAAAAGTATTAGCTGCCGTTGATGCCGTAAAGCTTCCAGCAGTGCTTGGAGCAATATCAGTCAAACCAGTTACATCAACGCCATCAATTTGAATTTTGAAAGTCCCTGCGGTCGTTAATGATTTGGCTTTCTCGCCGATACCCGTTAGAGTTCCAGCAAAACCTGGGTGATAAGACAGAGTATAAGTGCCATCAACTACGACAGGAATAAAAATCGTGCTAAGTGCCATTGTGCTTACGTCGGCAAGAGCTGTTGCAGTTGAAGCATTTCCAGCAAGCTCTCCTGTGTTTATATCAAGAACTGTCTCATAATCGTTATTACGAATTGCACTAAAATTGTCCAAAAAAATACCGTCGTTAGCAAGTAATGAACTTCCAGTAAGGGTTAACTTAGTAATATCACCAATCCTAAGTTCTAGGTTATTAATACTAGCCGAGCCTGTTTTATTACTATCTATATAAACCGCACTGCTACTTGTGCCTACAAGTAATATGCCTGAATTATCAGGATCGGTGCTATTGAAAAAAATAATTTGAGATTGACCATAGCCTGCGCCAGGAATAACGCCAAGAGACGTGGCATTTTCGGCGGTAGTTTGAAATAATAAACGATTTGCTAAAGTTGCATTGCTGAAATCACCAAGGATTCTTTGAGCTGAACCGCCGAAAGTTAAATCTTCTGTAGGAATTGATAAGCCAGAAGTCCAATCGGCCACGACAGTTGTGCCGTCAGAAGCAACCAGAGTGCGCTCATCCCAATTAATAGATGCAATTTCCCCACTACCATTTAAAAGGTATTGAGAAGCGCTAACTGCAATAACACCTCCCGGAATAATAATACCACGCCAATTTTCGAGCCAAGAATAGCCGGTATCTCCATAGATATTTCCATCGGTTTTGAAGTGCGCAATGGTAACGCTATCGATCTGAATATTAATATCCGTTGCGGCCGGCCCATTAATATATGCAGCACTTCCAGTAGTATCTTGATTTAGAGTAGGAAATGTGCAGTCATTCAAATTTGCATTGATATTAGCCTGCGCGTTATCCGCGTTGTTTCTAAATTCAACAACCCCGGAATTATTTTTTATCTTCGGGCCAGTTTTACCTAAACCAAATATGCTGGAGGTAGTGCCTAATAAATCTTGCCAAACTGACATAATTGTTTTTATTTAATTTTTTAATATTCACCTCTATCTGAGTTTTTAAACCCAGATAGAGGTGGTAATTTTAAAGATACTAAGCTGGAGTAGCGTATTTAACGATAATTCTAGCTGCACCAGCAGACGCGCCGCCTGCTGAGTAAGTAGCAATTAAAGCTTCAACGCCTTGAGCTGTTAAGCCTGGAGAAACTTTAAAAGTAGTGGTGCCAGCGGCAGTTAGATCAACCTGAGTAGCGCCCATGTATTTGCTTGTTGTGCCAGTAACGCCGATGCTTAGCGATGGAGTGCCATTAAAAGGAGTATCAACAATTACAGCAACTTCGTCAACAATATCAGCAGCACCAGTTGAAAACATTGCAACAGGAGAAGCGCTGCCAAAAGCTAAAGAAGTAGTATCAAGCTTTAAGCAAAGAGCTGTATTAGCAGCAGAAATGAAGCTTAAAACTCCGTTTCCGTCAGTTGCCATTACTTGACCAGCAGTGCCGTCATCTACTGGAAGAGTTAGCTCAACATTTGCGGTCATGCCAGAAGAGGGGCGGGTAAGTTTATAATTCCAACTAGCGCCTGATTCTGTCGCGTCAGAATTAAGAACAATGGTATTACCACTGTTGTTAAGTTGGCTAGTTGTCAATTCTGCATCTGCGTTATCTGCGGGGTTTCTAACAGCAAGATTGCCTGAATTGTTTTTTATTTTGACACCAGCTTTTTCAATTTGAATTGAAGAATTACTGGTTCCGATTAAGTCTATAAATTGTCCTGACATAGTTTTTATTTTTTTAAGTTATTAAGATTTGTAAGTTATTACCAATAAACCCGATCCTTGAGTTGCGCCAGTTCCCGGGTTTATTGTTAATTCTATTTGAGTTATTGACCCGTAAGTATAATTCGGGTTAGACTCGTATGTTGCTGCAACGCTTGGATTTACTTGATTTTGCAATAGAAGGCGATCACTCTGGCCGACATCTCCGACTTCTAAAGAGGCACCAACTCCATCAAACGGAGTTAAGATCAAAATTTTTACTGATTCAATCAACTGACCGACCTGTGCAATTATTACATTTACAGGGCTAGCGTCGCCAAAAGAAAAAGATAAATTAGTTGAGGGTTTGTTAAGGATTTCTCCTAATCCGCTCACGGCGTTCCAATCTGGTTGCGCCTGAGTAACCACTGGATTAGCAGGGTCGGTATTATTGACGATATTGCCAGTAACTGAATCAATACCGCCTCCACCAGAACTTGAAGTTTGCCAAGATCCACTTTGGACATTCCAAACATAAATCTTGCTAGACGCTTGTATAATTGCCCACCATCCTTTATTACCATTCGGGATAGCTGTTGTCAAAGCAGACTCACTTACGAAATATCCTTTATAATTTTGCGGTAATAATGCTTGAGACATAAATTTTAACTTATTGGATTCAGATTAAATAAAAATCCTTTGGATTCTATATCGCCAGTTGATACGCCTGTTGCGATTAATTTTATTGCTATGTTCTGGGATAGGTCTTGAGCGCCTGAGGTATAGGCCGTCTTTGCTAAATTGTTATAAAATGCCTTTACAAAAATATCTTGAGTATCTGGGCTGGTTCTTGTGACTTCTATTTCAAAAATCCAAGCTCCACCATTAGCTGCGATGGCTGTCGTGTCAAATATTGTCTGCGATCCAAATTTTAATACTAATTGTTTATTATTAGTATTTGCTGCATAGATGCCGCTGATCTTATAAGATAGAACATCATTATTAGTATTCAATTGATTTTTCTCAAAAATATAATTGACGAGATCAGTTGCGGTAGAGCCACTGCTTTTGACGACATCTATTGAATTATCTAATATCCCGCCAAGAGCTAACTCATAATTGCACCGGCAATATTCCCAGAATGTGTAAAGGAAAGTATACCAACTTTCATCAGTTATCTCAAGGCTTGGCGATGGGATTGACACTCTAGGCATCTAAACTCCCCCCATTGTTTTTTGATAGAAAGCTCCAACAATTATGCGAGGGATTGGATCTGTAATTTTGAAGTAAAAGATAAAACTACGAGCTTGACCCAAATTCTCCCATTTGATTTGAGTTAAATACTCACCTTGTTTTCCTATATAAGTAGCGCGCGCTATTTTCCGTGTTTTGCCGCCATCGATAGAGTAACTCATCTCTATCAAAGGATCAGATCCTTGATCTGGCTCGGAAACGCCAACGCCATTTTCCATAACCAAGACTAATTGATTAACTGTAAATCTATTAAAGTTAAAAAATAAAGTAGAGGAAACTACTTCGGAAGTCATTGTGCGACCGCTTTCGGTATAAACCAACGGATCTAAATAATACAAAGTTCCTGCAACAATTCCCGGAACAATTATCTTATTATCAAAAGCGATAGCATCAGTTGCCCCCCAATAAGTTTGGGCTGTGCCACCGGCATTTAACGAGCCTCTATTATGCCATGAGTCAGTTGATACGTCATAAGTTATTGTCACCTCATCTTCTTGGGAAGTGAAATTTATAAATTCATGGCCTTCTTCAATATAAGAAAAGGCAATTATATTTTCTGGCTTGGTTAGTTTGCTAATAAAATTATCGATACCAAAAGTTGAGATTTTTTTAGCATTGTAGCTTTGCGTCATGAATATGCTTTTGTTATCAGCTATCCAAAACAATCCAGAGTTGCTAACAGTATAGGCATTCTTGCCGATAAGGCCTTGGGCTATAAATGTTTGATTAACAGGCCTAAAAGGCTGTGCGCTAACCCCAGAA